GTGCTTGTTGTACTTACATCGCCCGAGGGTGTGGCGTCCGTCGACGGCAGACGGGTAGGCGAGATCGTGGATGAGTGCGCAGTCGCGACACTGCCAGCGTACGTCGCTCCCGTCGCCCGTGACGGCCTTTCTCCTCGTGGCTGGGGTGTTACTACGCTTCGCCACCAATAGCGCCCTATAATGGGTTAAACACGTCGCCCTGCGACTGCTCGGCTATCTCGCGTAGCGTCTGATCGACGTCCTCCGAGTGACCGAGTGCCTCGATAGCCTCTCGCTGCGACATGATAGGCAGGCCACCGCTCGCCGTGATGAGCATATTGACCTGTTCCTGCTGGTCGCCGATCGAGAAGGGCGTTATCTTCGTCTCGACGATGAGGGCGTCGATAGCGTCGGCGTACGTCGGGAGCGTCGTTTTTAAGAACGCCTTTACCACGTTCAGCTCTCGGTCGAAGAACTCGAGCAGTCGGCCGCTCTCGTCCGTGACTTTCATCTGTGCGTCGATGAATAGCTGCTTACGGCTTTCGCCCGAGAGTGCCTGCTGGCTCATCTTTTCGTACGACCAGTCGGGGAGCTGTAGCTGCGTGAAGAAGAGCGAGCGGAGGTTATCGACAAAGAACTTGAGGTTGTCGACGGCCTGCTCCCACGTCACATACTCGGCTCGTGCGCCCGAGGGGTACTGCATCACGGAGCGGAACTCGCGATCTTGGCTCTTCTCGTCGCCGTAGGAAATAACCTCGTCGGCCATCACGATAAACAGCGGCTTCGAATTCTTGCGGAGGTAGTTGCCGTTACGTGATAGCGCCATTTCGATCTCGTAGACGGTCTCCGACGTGTTCTCCCAAATAGGCGTAGGGCGGTACATATACACGGCGGGGATCTTTCCGAGGGTGGTCGCCTCGCGCTCTACCTCTGCCCACTTGCCGTCGCCGCCGTCGCTGTATCGGACGTGCAGGCCGTCGGTGTAGGTATCGAAGTAGTTTATCTTCGACTTGCCCACCTTTCGAGCGTAGCCCACCGAGAGCGCCACGAGGTCTCCGAACTCGTCGAAGAGCGGGTACAGCGCATCGCCGATCATCGGGGAGAAGTTGCGGCTTCGGAACTTGAGGCGGCTCTCGAAGCCGTACACGTTGTTAGGTGCTTCGGTGGCGTACCAAAGCGTCAGTACCTCGCATCCTGCGAAGAGCATATTAAGGCGCTCGATATTGAGCGTGTCGACGCGGTTGCGCAGGAGGATCGCCTCGAGGTACTGCGCTACCTCCTTCTGTCGTTCGTCGGCTGGCTTGTAGATGCGCTTGACGGGTATGCCGACGCATAGCTCGGTCATACGCTTAACGGCGAGACGCTGAAGGTCGAGCGCCACGCGCGTGACCTTCTCGATACCCTCCTTGCCGACGACATCTGGGTACTGCGTCTTGTCCATCACTGGGTGGTACTTCGGATCATACTGCCCCTCGAGGTTCTTCTTGCCCGCCCACGCAGGCACCTCGACGGCCTTCTGCTTTAATGCCATGAGCTTGTCCTCTACGGACACGGAGGCGTCGTTGAGGAGGTCGTTGATATTTGACATCTTTATCTCTGTTTTGGTTGTGGTTAGTGTCGTTATGAGGATAGCCAGCTATACAAGAGAGCTAAGGCGTGCGAGGTCGATGCGGCCGCCCGTTCGCGCGTGTGTGGGGTAGAACGTGTTCGCGAGGGCGTCGAAGCGGTCGGGGGAGCGCCCGAGGCGCTTCTTAATCTCGTCCTTCTTCTCGATTAGGATACGCCCGTCGGAGCGGAACGACCAGCGTACCTCGGACATCTCCTCGGCCAGCTGATCGTCGGGCGGTAGCATTGCGCCCGTGTCGTTCTTCGGATTGAGCCAGTCGCGCACCGCCCAAAAGAGGTAGGCGCGGAGATTGGCGAAGCGATACTGCCCCGTCATATCCGTGAGATCGCGGTCGCGGATCTTCGCCCCTGCGCTGTACTTACAACTGATCAGTAGGCGGCTATCCCCTCCCAACTCCTCGAGACGGCTATATACGCCAGCGCCCTCGCCGATAGTATCGATACTCACGATGAGGTTAGGCTCGCGGCGTCGGCGTGCGTGTACCTCACCAGCGACGGCCATGTGGTCGGCGCGCCCGCCCGAGTTACGGCAGTCGAGGGGGAAGATGTAGTTGCCCTTGCGTTCGCAGAAGCAGGAGCTGTCGCGCCCCATACCCGCGACGTCGACGCCGAGGATGCGTTGCTCGTATGCGGGTGGCTCTTGCCCTCCTGCACGTCGCCAGCGCTCGACGGCGATGTCGATCCACTGCTGGGGGATGAGGACGTCGTCGCCCACCTTCGGGAAGCAGCCGAGTACCTTCTTGCGAAATAGATCCTCGGGGCGATACCACTGCCCCTCGAACTCGAAGTCGTCCTGCTCCTCGGTGCGGTCGCGCTCGTCGATCGGCGTACACCACTCGCGGAGCTTGTCGACCACCCAAGCGTAGTCTACCTGCCCAGGTATTACGACGCGCTTCTCGCGGACGTTCGGGGCGGTGAGGCTATTAAGGCGGAACTTCGCCCAGCGGTCGCCCTTGTGACTTCGCGCCGCGTAACCAGTCGTCGTATTGGGATTGAAGACGAGGAGGATGCGCGAGTCTCCCTGAAGGTTACCCTCGATAGCGGCGAATATATCCTCCCCGATACCCGAGGCCTCGGTTATGATGAACATCGTATGCACAGCGTGGAAGCCAGACCAAGCCTCGTGGTTATGCTCGTCGGCCTTGAATCCCGTCAAGAACCATTCGTCGTTACTCGTGCGAATGTCGTAGGCGTTCAGTCGCCCCGGGAGGTCAACGCCACGACGTCGCGCGCGGTTGAAGAGGCGCGCCACTTCGGGCATCATAATGTTCTTTACCTGCCTATCGGTCGGCGCGGTGAGGGCGACCTTCGTGTTCTCGATCAGCTCACCCTCGGCGTTCCATCGTGGCGTAAGGTAGAGGAAGCAGACGGCAGCGCAGGCGGCGACGAAGTCCTTACCTCGTGACGTACCCGAGGCGACCGACGTACGGGGATTATGTTGCACGGAGCGCAGGATCGCCTGCTGTTCCTCGTCGAGGTTGACTCCGAGTGCCTCACGGGCGAACTTACACCAGTCGGCACGCCACGACGCAACGAGGTCGACGCCCTGCTTTCGTAGCTGCGTCCCCTGCCCCGTTGTCCGTATCTGCTTCTTCGCCATTGCCTGTTATTCGTCTTCGACGTCGTATGACATCCGCTCGGCTTCGTCAAGCTTCCCGCTTTCCATGAGGAACGAAGCAAACGACATACCGCCGCTGATGTCCTTCTTCTCGGGAGCGTATAGGCCGAGGAGCTTGCGACGCTCCATTAGCTGTTTTCGTATCTCGGCTATGTACGACACATCACCGAGTCCTGCCTTTGTCTTTTCGGTCTCGGTCGCCTCGACGGTCTGCAGACCAGCGCCCGAGCCGTTAGCCCCCGTTCCCGCAGGTCGTCCGCGCTTACTCTTGTGCACCTCGGTCTGTGCTTCCTTCGAGCGCTCCCACTGTCCCCAAAGTTCGCGCACCGTGTCGTCGATACGTTCGAGTTCGAGCTGTATAGCGTCGTCCATGTCCTCGAGCCTACCAGAGCGCCACTCTTTGAGCAGCACCTGTATGTCACGATGCACGACGCTCGTCGAGTAGCTCGCGAGGTCGAGGCGCTTCATCACCTCCTCGCTGATCTGTCGGCATGAGTAGCCCTTCTTGTACAGCTCGGCGACGATCACCAGCCGCCCCTCGCGCTTGCGCTTTGCCTTTTCGTTTCCTGCTTGTTGAGCTTTTCCCATAGTCTGTTTTGTCGTTTTGGTTAGTCGTTAGTGTCCGCCTCGAGCGTAGCCTCCATATCGGCCTCCTCCTCGCTCGTGTACTCGATCGCTGGGAAGTGGCTCTTTATCTTTCGCGTGTCGCCCTTGTAGAAGACGAGTACGTTCTGATGGCACTTGACCATCTTTCGCGTCTTCATACAATTTGCCACACGTAGCGCCGTACTCGCACCACTCTCGATAAGGACTACCTCGTTGTATAGGGGCATACCCGCTTCTTTAAATATGCGCTTCACGTCGCCGACGAAGTCGTAGTAACAGCCCGTGCGCTTATCGCGGACGTCACCCACGACGACCACGGCGAAGCGGTCGTTTTTGAGGCAACCGATAGCGCTGTGGAAGGCGTCGCGGAGTATCTGCAGGAAGTCCTCGTACGTACCTTGGTTGCTGGCGTCGTTCGGCAGGTCGCTATACACCTCGACGTCGTAGTATGGTGGGCAGGAGAATAGCAGGTCTTGGCTATCCGCCTCGACGTGTTTCGCGACGTTACGGCCGTCGTCGCAGATATAGGCGATGTCGAGGCCTCGCCCCTCTATTACGCGCTCGTTTACGTCCACCTGCTCCTGCCGTAGCTCTATGCCTCGGAACGTATGCCCGCACGTGGCGAATACAAGCCCCTTCTGCGTGTCACCCGCGAAGGGGTCGAAGATCCTACTCCCCTCGGAGGGAGTGAACCACTTACACAACACCTCGGCGAGGACGGGGTCGAAGAGCGAGACGCCCGACGTTAAGACCTTGCTGTCCTCGCGCTTCTCCTCCTCCGAGACGTACCTATCGAGATACTCGCGAAACGATATACCGAGCTCCTTTCTCTTCTCCTTCGATTTGTAGTATATTCTCGGGTATTTCATACCGAGATAAGCGATACACGTGTCCTCTCTCGTCTCGCCCGCGTCTCCGATAAGCTCGCGCCACGCCTTCTTGCGCTTCTGCCAGTAGCCCTTTCGGGTGTCGAGTATCGAGAATGGAGGAACGATAAAGCGGTCGACGAGCGAGGGTGCGGGGGCGTCGTTGTCGCTCGTATCGTCGTCGGCGTCCTCGTCGCCTTCTTCTAAGCCCTCGGCGTCGGGCTGCCACACGTCCAGCCCCCAGTCTTTCAGCTCGGCCTCGTTCCACTCGTTGGCGAGGGCGTCGTAGTCCCATTCGCCGAAGCCGACGTTATCCTTGATGATGAACTCGCGTGCCTCGGCGTCGGTCAGTCGGTCGGCTCGGAGGATGACGGCCGTAGGGGCGTCGCGCCACGTGAGCCAGCGATTAAGTAGCGCCTCCTGCTCGGGCTTCGTTTTCTTTACGAAGTCGGGGAGCTGTGCGAGGCGGTTACCGATGGCGTCGTAGCTCATATCGGCTATGGCGCAGAGCGCGCGATAGCGCATATTACCGCCGAGCGCGGTCATCGTGGCGTCGACGACGATAGGGCGAAGCTCGAGCATCTTAGGGAGGACGAGCAGGCTATCGACGAGACGCTGAAACTGCGCGCCCGAGATAGAGCGAGGGTTGGCGCTATTTGCTTGCACCTGCGAGAGCTTGACGATCTCGGGTGTCGGTGTATGTTGTTGTGTATCTGCCATACTGCAAAGTTACTTTAAGTGATTGAAATTTAATCACTATTCGGGCGCGAAAAAGCGAGCGCGCTCTCGATAGTGCGACGGATGAGGTCGAGTGTCGCTCCCGTGGTGAGCGTGTCGGGCGTTACGCGGAGGATGCGCCAGCCGAGGGAGGTGGCGGTGTTGTACTTCTCCATGTCGCCGAGGAAGCCACGGGGGCGCGTGTGTCGTCCCTGCGTCCACACACCACCCTCTACCTCGACGGCGATCTTGTGTTCGGGTATGGCGTAGTCGAAGCGCCAGCGACGCACGGGGTGGAAGCGCAGCTCACGGACGCAGGCGACGCGCAGGTCACTCCGACAGAGCGCCGTGAAGAGGTCACTCGTGGCGATGTCGGAGGCCTTCGCTTTGGTCTTGGTTTTGGTCTTTGCCATTGTTAGGCTACTTGATAGGGTGCTTCTTGCGTGATCGCTCGAGTTCGGCGGTGAGGTGTGTGATCCTCGCCTCGATGTCTGCCTCACGATGAGCGATGACGCCCTCGCGCGCTTCGCCGATCGTGGCATATCGTCCCTTGAGCATGGTATGCCCGCGCATCGTGCGTATCACGGCGTACTGCCCGCGCTCCCCCGTGATGCGATACTGCCCCTCGTCGCTGTACCTCGCACCGAGGACGAGGTCACCATCGGCGGCCGTGTAGAAGTCCCCTTCGCCGACGCTGTTATAGCGCTTCTCCTCGTCGGAGATGTTGAGTAGCTCGCAGTCGAGTAGCTCATGTATGAGCTTCGCCGCCTCGCGCCACTGGCAGAGGATAGCTTTCAGCATAGCCTCGCCGACCTGCTCGGGCAGTCCGTTCGCTTTGCAGTGCTGTTCTACGGCGTACGTGGCGCGCGTCTTTTGCGTCCCCAACACGAGCTTGTAGTCGAGCTTCGCGTGCGCCTTACGGCAGTAGTCGGCGGCCTTTTGGAGGTCACTCACGGGGTCGCCCTTGTACGGGTAGCGGGTGAGATACTTGACGACGTTTCCCTGGAAGAAGTCGAGGTCAAGCGTCGCGATGAGGTCGAGGGGCTGGCTCTTTAGGTCGGTATAGTGCGTACCGCCTATCTGTGTATCGAGAGTATTCATTTCGTTATCTGTGGTGGTTAGCCCTTGACGAGATAGCCGCGTTCGACGAGCTTCCACGTCGGCCAAAAGATGATAGCGTCGGAGTTGTGGAACTGCTTCGATCGTTCGCGCCGTAGCTCGAGCTGGTTAGCCCGTATTTGCGCCATATTTTCGCGGTAATACGGAGCCGTTCGGAGGTAGGCCTGCAGGCTTTTAGCCTTGTACGTGAGGGCGAAGTGACGCACCGCCTCGATGCAGAGGCTCGGCACGGTCATATCACACTGAGGATCGAGGGCTATATCGACGATCCAGCGGATGACATCGTCGGCGATGCGCTCCTTGCGTCGAGCCGAAGGGCGGTACAACGGGTTGGACTTATTCGCGGGCTTCTCCGCCTTTGATTTCGTCGCGTCTTTCATCGTGTGCCGTCGTCGTTAGAAGGGTAGATCATCGGCTGCCGCTGGAGCTTGTGCCGTTACTCCCTTGGCCTGCGTCTTCGGTGCGGTGGCCGTGGGTGCGGTTGGCGCAGTGGCCGCGGGTGCTGGCGCTGGCGCGCCCTGCTGGTCGTTGTAGACGACGTTCCACGCGCGGACGTCGGTGTACCAACGTCCGTTAAATTCTCGGCTCTTGATGTCCACGGACGCCGTCACCGACTGCCCGACCTGCAGGGGGAACTTCTCGACGTTATCGCCGAAGAGGCAGACGCACACCTTGCGGGGATATTGCCCCTGCTTCTCGAGGATGAAGTCCTGCTTTTGCCACTGGTTGCCCGCCTTTGACGTCCCCGACTGCAGGGGAAGGATGCTAAGGACGATACCCGAAATGTTAAGAGGGTCGTTGCTGGCAGGTGTAATTTCGCTCATAATTAGCTGATTATTAGTGATTAGTGATTATGTTCTATCTGTACCCGTTCTGTATTAGCGAGTTAGAAGGGTAGCGGATCGCGGTCGCCGTCTGTCTCCCAGTCGGATAGTCCCGAGGTACGGAGGAGGGGGTCGTCGTCCTCGTCGTCGGTATCGAAGGGTATAGCTGTTGAGGCCTTTGCCTCGTCGATGTTGCGCTTGTCGATGATGTCTAGGTGCGAGGCGTTGTCCCACTCGGGTAGGACGTCTTTCACGTAGGGGACGTATCGCCCGTTATTGAGGTTGTAGTGGAAGTATGCAGTGCCGCACGTACCGAGGTGTCGGAACTTCACCTTTTGTACGTGTACCTCGACGTTGTTTGCTTGCCTATTGCGATGGACGACGATGCCGAAGTCGGCCTTGTTGAAGAAGTTCGCCGATCCGCTGATGTCGTAGAGGGTTGGGGCTTCGATGATGCCGTCCTTATTGCGTGGTTGCTTCGTTGGGTGCGCCATTAGGATGACGAGGAGGTCGTTGCGCTGCGCAAAGTTTGTGAGCTTGTCGAGTAGCTCGGAAATGTACTGCGTTTCACTCCTTGTTCCCTGCTCGCTCTCGAGGCGGTTGTAGGGGTCGATGACTAAGGCCTTAATGCCCTTTCGTCGTACGAGTGATTTAGCCTTCTCGAGGATGTTGTCGACTTTGAAGCTGTCGGTCGGCGAGATGAAGAAAAAGTTACTCTCGATATGCTCCTTCACACGCTTGTACTCGACGCCCGAGAGGCTCGATTTAGAGAAGCGCTTGCCCGTGTACTTCTCGATGAGCTTCGAGGCGTGGTAGGCGAGTGGGGCGTTCTCGGGGGAGAAGTAGGCGAACTTCCAGCCGTAGCGGACGTTTAGGCGTTCGGCTATCTCGTCAATGAACTCCGACTTGCCCGATCCTGGGATGCCCGTCACGATGCAGAGGCGCTTCGTCTCGAATGAGCAGAGGGCGTCGAAGTTCGGATGACCGATGGTCTGCCCCTGCTGCCACCCATGCTCGTAGAGCGCATCGAGTGATCCCTCGAAGTCGGTAATGGTAAACACCCCGTCGATAGCCGTCTCTGGGGCGTCGGCGAGGCACTGCAGGAGCGAGGCCTTGCCATACTTGATCAGATGCTCGTTAGCGTCCTTGCACCCTTCGCCGTACTCGACGACGCGGCAGCGCTCAACGCCGAAGCGGCGCATCAACTCGTCACGCAGGACGACGCCCTTCGTATCTGTATCTACGGCTATATAGATCACCTCCTTATCGTCGAAGTACTGCTCGAGGTAGTCGTCGAGGTAGTCGAGATTAGCGTTCGCGCCGTTGGGGACGCTCACGACGTCGGTGCGTCCACACTCGACGAAGCTAAGCGTGTCCATTTCCCCCTCGGTGATGACGCACTCCGACGTCCCGCCGATGGCGTTGATGTTGTAGGGGAGTAGCTCCGCACCCGATACGAGCTTGAATTCTTTGCGCCCCGTGCGGTACTTGACGTTGACGAGCTCCTCGCCGCGGTAGTAGTTGAACTGCACGGTGTTCTCGGCCTTGCCCGTTTGGGGCATCCATTCCATGCCCTCGGTCACGTTGAGCGCTTGGAGCGTCTGCTCGCTGATGCCTCGTGATGCGAACCACGCGAGCGCCTTTGATCCGACCTGATGGCGTTGTTCCTCGGTGGCCTGCGCCGTGGGGAGCTTGTACACCTTCTTCTGCTTTCGGATCGTGGACTTTTGTTGCCAGTCGTCCTTGACGCGTACCTCGTTCGTTCCCGACCATTGGCAGTAGTGGCAGTGCCATACACCCTTGTCTAGGTCTACGGAGAGGCTTTTATCTCGTTTGTTGCTCCGCTGGTCGTGGCACTTTGGGCAGATCGTCTTGATCTTTCCCGATCGACGGCCGTAGGGGACGTCGATGCCGAACTCGGCGTAGTCTTTATGCTTGGTTTCCATAATCGCTCTCTAAGCGTCGATTTTTCCGTGGGCGATACAAGTGTTCGCTCCGATGGTTTGAAGCCCACACGCGCCGATTGTATAGACAAAAACGGGTATTCGTTGCTTTATCGTTGATCTCCGCCGTTAGGTTATATCAAGATCCACGCCGATGAGGAGGCGTCCCACTGATGGCGTGCCGAGGGGCGAGCGGGTGCGTCGGTGGGTATCGTCGCCAAGCCCGAGCCGTATGTGCGTCGCCCCGTCGTCGGATCGATACGCTCGTCTACGCCGAGTGTCACACCCTGCGCCGTCGTGGTCGTCGCGTGTGCTGCCTTCGCCGAGCGGTTGTTGTCGTAGTTACCTTCGAGCAACTTTACGACGTTCGCCGACGAGCCGATGAGCCAGTCGAAGGACGCCACCCAGCCCGAGGAGTTAGCGCCGAGGAGGAAGGACGACTGCCCGACGCGCTCGAATAGCGAGCGCATCTGTCGCACCGCATCGTCCGCGTCCTTCGAGAGTTCGCCGAGGCGCAGTCGTATCTTCTTGCGTCGCTCGTCGGTGAGCTTCTTCACGACCTGCAGGCGATCGCCCAGGATCTCGTTCCACGCCGCCACGACCTCCTCGCACGCGTGTGCGTGGAGAGTTCTCTCTTCTCTTCTCTTCTCTACTCTACTCTTCTCTTCTCTGTCGTGTTTCTGTTCCCCGAAATCAGATTTACCGAGGTTTCTGTCGTCGGTAATGGTGGTTTCTGTACGCATTAACTCGGTTTCTGTATTGAGTGTAGGTTTTTGCGGCAGGTCGGTTTTGCGACGCTTGTAAACCTCCGATAGGTACTTCACGAAGTTCTCGATCCATATAATGCGCCCCTCACGCCACAATTCGGCGTCCACTTTGCCGAGATCTATTAGTGTATCGATGATACTGCTTGCAATTTCCCCGCTCGTGCGAGTTTTTGCTAACAGAAACTCCCACTCTACCGAGTTTTTGCAGGAGTAAAAGTGTCCTTCACTCTCTCCGAGAAGTTCGAGGAGCTTAAACCAAAAGGCGTACCCGTCGTTCCCGTATTTGCCTTCGAGGATGTAGAGCGTTTTCCCGCCCTTGCAATAGTGAAGAAAGAAGTCCACCGTCTGTCTTGTTGGTCGTGCCATTGTGCTGTCGTTTGCTATCTGTTCGTGGCCGTTGTCTGTCGTTGTCGTGTCGAGGTGCTGTAAATGTGAAGAGCCTCGGATGGTTGGCGGGCTTATGGCTGCCCGTTTGTCCCGTCCGAGGCTCTATCCACTTCACAATACTCTAAGCATCAATAGCCAAACAACGGGGTAAAGATAGTGATTAAAATTCAATCACTTTCCGCCGCATCTTCCTCGCATTTTCGCCGCAGTCGCAGGGAGATCAGGCGAGCCGTACGGCGCGCGTTTATATGGCGGTTGTCCGTCCACTCCACCCCCGACGTAAGGACGTCGAGGAGGCGGATAATGGAGCGGGCGTCGCCATGTGAGATCTTAATCATATCGCGGTGGGAGGTTATAGGATCGTGAGGCGTCGTGATCCCTGAACCTCGTGCGTGTACTGGTCGGCGAGGTCTGGGTGGTCGGCGCGGAAGGCCTTTGCGTCGAACTTCGCCGAGGGCTTCGGCGCTTTGAAGCGTGCGAGCGTTTGGCCGCCGTAGCTGATAGCCTCGGCGTCGGCGAAGGCGAGCTTGATAGTGTCCTCGCAGCGGAGCTTTCGATCCTCGAGGGCACTAATCTCGCGCCGTAGATCCTTCAGCTCGTCGTAGGCTCGCACGACGTCCTCGCCGACCTCGATTATCTTCCCGTCGGTGTGGCGGTCGTACTTGAGCAGCACGTCCCTAACGCTCGTCTGCGCTGGCTCTGCACCTCCGAGGATGTTGTCATGCCAAAAGCGCTCTACCTCCTCGATAAGCCACGCGAAGAAGTCGGGGACGAGGCGTAGGTCTTGGTAGCCAAACTCACGCCCCTGCGTCAGCCAGCCGATGCTACCCTGGGGGATGCGAGCCACGCCGAGCTGGTACTGCACCTGGCAAAACCAGTGCTTCGGCAGGTCGTCGGGGTCGATCGACTTCTGCGTCGTCTTGCACTCGAGGATGCCCGTCGCGGTGTGCGTGTTGTCGAGCCAGTAGAGGCGGTCGGGGGACACACGGAGGAAGGGCTTAGCGTTGTCGACGATTAGCCAATCCCCCTCGGAGGAGAGGTCTACCTCCCTGCCCGTCGCGTCCTCCCAAAACTTCGCCACCGCAGGCTCGAGGATATGGCCTGCACGCATCGCGAAGTTCTCCTCTATGGGTGCGTCGATGCCCATCTTTCGACGCCATAGCTGGTAGGGCGTCTCGAAGGGGTTAAGCCCAACTATCGTAGCCACCTCGGACGAGCCGATGCCAGAGCCTCTGTGTTTGAGCCACTCTAGGCGGTCTGTCGGTCGTATGATCGTTGTACCCATTTGTCGTTGTATTATGCTTTGCGAAACCAAATACCCGAGGCCTTCATATACTCGGCAAGGTCGATAAGCTGTTCGCGTGTGCCACGCACCACCATCGTGCGTTCGAGTACCTCGGGTATGACCGCCTCGGGAGCTTCGTACGTCGTGGGTGCTGGCTCGGCGGTCGGCGCTACATACGCCGCGCGTGTGGCCTGCGCCTGCGCCTCTGCCTCTGCCTGCCGTCTCGCTTGCTCCTCCTGTAGGCGCTGGCGGTTAGCCTTGAGCGTCGACGAGTAGGCGAGTGTACGCTGAAGGTCGAGGCAGTCGAGGTAGTAGGCTCGCAGTACGTCGCCGTCCTCGGTGTCGACGGCCGCGAGGGTGTCCAGCTCGGCCTCGATCTTGAGGAGCTTCTCGCCGATCTCCTTCTCGACAGCGGGCAGGCGCTTCGTCTTATTCAGCCATCGATCGTCCCACAGCTTCGAGAGCGGGAGGAGGGTAATACCCTTCCTCTCCCATAGCTCCTCGATAGCGGCGCGCTTCTCTGACTTTGCCTTGCTTTCTACGACCTTGACCACGGCGTCGATCTTCGCGCTGCCGTCGGAGATCATCTTGACCGTCTCGCCGACGATGCCCTTAAACTCCTGCAGTGGCGCGTTCCATTCGCGCTCGAGCTGTATGCGCTTATCGTTAAGCTCCTTCGCTGCCTTGTTGAGGATAGCGCGGTCGGCCTTTGCCTGATCGACATTCTCCTCGGAGTAGTTCTCGGGGGTGTAGCGCTCGAGCGTCGCGGCGACGTGGTCGCGTAGTTGCAGGGCGTTCGTCGTGAGTGTGCCGAGGGTGAGGTCTAAGACGTCGAGAGCTAGGTCTTGCTCGGTCAGTGGCTGTATTGCCGTCGTTGTTGTCGTTGTTGCGTCCATTGTTTGTCGTTGCTTGGTTGGTGGTTAGAGTAGTGTATCGTCGCCCTGCCCGTCGGTGGGGAGGAGTTCGCCCGTTTCAGCGTCTACTACCTCCGCAGGTGCTGCGGCTGCCGCCTTTGCCTTTGCCATCGCCTCGGAGGCCTTTGCCTGCGGAGATCCTGCGTGGACTTCCTCGGCGACTACGTCCTCAATTCGATCGTTATTGTCGGCGTAGCGTGGTGCGCCGTCGGGGCTATTGAACACAGCTTGGTCGGAGGATATAGCCTGCTGCATTTCGACCGATAGCGGTGCGAAGCGTGAGAGTAGGAGCTTGAGGACGGTCTTGCGAGCCATTGCGTCGAAGTTCTTCGACCACTGCGACGACGCCCAGCCCTTGTCTTTGTCTGCCTTGTACGTCTGTGAGTACTCGTAGGCGTGTGCTTCGACCTCCTCCTTCGTCATGTAGAGCGTTTTCTCGAAGCCGTTTGTGAGGCGGATGAAGGCCGCATATCCAACCGTCGGGAGCTTCTCTCGTGCGGGAAGCGCATCGAAGCGCGTCTCACCCGTCAGTAGGTCGAAGTGCTTAACCTCTCCCTCCTTTACGTCGGTGACGTTGATCGTGCGGAACTGCCCGCTGCGGATAGCCAGCTGGATGAAGCCCTTATAACCGATTTGGAACTGAGCTTCCGTGATGCCCGCCTTTCGATTGGCGTAGGGGATGACGTAGGCGAAGCCGAGGTTTGGGTCGAGGGGCAGGTCTAAGGCCGTCGCCTTGATCCCTGCGTAGATGACGCTAAGGGGCTGGCAGGCCTGCAGCGTTGAGTTGTTAGCGACGAGTGAGGAGATGTTGTTTACGAAGGAGTTCTTCTTTGTCGCGAGGACGCTCTCGAGGTAGCTCTGTGTGCGTGGGTTGCTTAGCGTTTCATTGAACAGCCTAAGCGTACTTACTTGTGCCATTTTCGTTTTACTTTTTAGGGGTTATATGCGTGATGCTTGTATGCGATTTGTGCGGCGGCGTGCCGTATATGTATCGGCCTCGGCGGCGATCTCGTCGCCCGTCTTGACCTTCGTCTCGAGTAGCCATTCCTCAAGCTCCGACTTGCGGAAGTAGAGGCGGTTGCCTCTTTTGTAGTGGGGGATCTTCCGCTCGCTCGTGAGGCGGTAGATGCGCCCGAGGCTAAGGCTCGTAAACGTCGAGGCTTCCTCCGCGTCGAGTATCGTCTTTGCGCTTATCAGCGTGAGTGCCTCTATGCGGTCGAGCCGTTCGGCTATTGCTTGGTTATCCATTGCTTCGTAGGTTAGTCGTCTATAATTCCTGAATGAAGTGCTGCGTGTCTTATGAGTGCCGCAACCCCAAGAAGGAGAAATCCTGCAGCCTTAATGGCTATCCATTCGCCGACCGTCATTTGTACGGAGGCATCTGGTGCTTCATCGCCAGCGAGAAGTATGATTCCAGCGATACCGATTATCACAATTATTGAGTCTATGACTAGACTCGTAGACTTCTCATTGCTTTTTTTCTGTTTGTTCGCTTTCATTTCTTCTGTTGTTTCTCGAGCGCCTCCATACGGCGGCGAATCGTGTGGATAGTATTCTTTGAGTGAAGGCCGTACTTGTCGCAGAGGTAGCTGTACACTCCAACCTTTCGCACTCCATCGCCTTTCATCAGCTCTTTGTAGTCGGCGTATATGCGCTTGTCGCGCTCGAGCCGCTCTCGCTGGTAGGGTGTAAGTAGTCTTTTGTCCATTTTATTGCGGTACTTATTTGTATCTTTGTTCGTGGTACTTTTTAGTACCCACTGCAAAGGTATATAGAATTTCTATATATGCAAAAGGTGTGCATAGATTTTCTACTGCCTTAATCGTTAAGTGTTTGGTATGCAGGTATATGTGACTTCAAAATGGAACCGAGAGAAGCTATCAAGATGCGCGTCCAGCAGTATATAGATGCGACAAAGTCGGCCACTTCCATCCGTGATTTTCTGATTAGAGCGGAGTTGTCAGAATCGTTCTTCTCTGGTCTTAGTAAGGGGATAGGGCGTCAGGCAAAGGCCAAAATACAGAAAACCTATACACAGCTGAACGTGAATTGGCTCGACACAGGAGAGGGTACTATGCTTATCGATAGCCAGCACCCCACCCCAATCGAAGACAATCCAGGGGCGTCACTCCCCGATATAGGCCGACGCACTGACGTATGGGTAGGGAAGGACGATCGTGTCTATTGGACGGAGGCTATACAGGTCGGCGACGAGGAGGACTACCACAGAGCCACGCAGGAGGGCGTGAAGCTCATCCCCGAGTTCGCCGAGGCCTTCCGTGGTGGCACGGAGGGAGAAGCCGAGGAGCTGCGCACCGTCGACACCTACTGGGGACTGCCCGACGTAGACGGCAATATGGTAGTGCCTATTAGAGGAGACTCGATGGCGCCACGCTATCCTGCTGGCTGTCGCGTCGTCCTCAAGCCCTATCCATTCAATCCCCGCCGCCCGTTGCTCCTGCCCTTCGGTGAGGTCTTCGCCGTGGCCGTTAGGCAGGAGGACGGCTACCCACCGACGCACTACCTCAAGAAGCTACACCGCCACCCCGACAAAGCGAAGGAGAACGACTACTACATCGCGCGGAGCTTTAACAAGGAGTACGAGGACTTCGAGATCCCAATCAATGATATATGCTTCCTCTCGGCGGTCGTCGCCAAGATAGACCTCGAGCACACCTTCACGTTCTAACTCGTCTAACCGTTTCCAAGCTGGAAACACTTCACCGCAATACACCTATGAAAAGAATTACCCTCTCCCTGCTCGCTCTCGCCCTCATCGGCGCACCAGCTCTCACGTCCTGCAAAAAGGATAGCCCCGCCGAAGTCGTGAAGCCCTCGAGCCGTATCTCCAGCGTCGCACGCGCGCTGTCGGGTGCTTTCCACGGCGAGCAGATGGCCTCGTCGTCGATATATACGAAGCCCGTAATCGAGGTAGAGGACTTAGTATTTACACCCTACGCCTCGACGAAGAAGAAGTATTACACGCGCTGGGATGAGGAGTTCGAAGCCTTCGGCGAGGTCACGTCGGAGAGCTATATAAAGATCGACGGCGTCGCCCAGCAGTCAACGAAGCAGAACAACCTCTACTCACTCCGCGAGTCGGGGAGCGAGGTGTACCTCACGATCTACTCCCTCGACGGCGGGCTTAAGGACTACATCACGGGGAAGAAGTCGCGCGTAATTACCGACGTCACTGCCGACGGCTTCACACTCCTACGCTTCTGGGGTGCTACCTCGCTCTACGACAAGATGGCGTTCAAGCGCCGATAAGGCAATGCAGGACAGACTTAAGGCTATCATCGACTACAAGACGGGCGGGCGCATCGGGGAGTTCGGCTCACTCCTGGGCTGGTCTCCCCAGTATGTAAGCAAGCTCCTGCGCGGCTCGTGCATAGGCCTCACACCAGTACGCACTATCCTAGAGGCGCTGCCCGAGATTAACGCCCGCTGGCTGATCCTCGGCGAGGGGCAGATGCTCGACAACGCACATGTCTCGGCGCTTCGACGTGAGGCGGTGGCGCGTGCCAGCTCGCTTATGGCTATCGACAGATATATAGACGTTATGACTCCCGACGAACTGCGACGCCTCGAGCAGGCCATAGCGTCGGGGCGCACCCCATCCTTCTCCCCATCCGAAGTTGCACGCTGGGAACTCCTACAGCAACAGCCCACACACGCTAACCACTAACGCGCCCTATGCAGTCCGACGATATGCAGGCCATCACGCACCGTTTCTTCGAGGCTCTCGATCGTCTCAAAGCCGACGGCGCTATACGAGGGAAGAAGACGTTTACAGAGCGCTTCGGCATCAATAGGTGGAACTTGAACTCGGTCGAGAAAGACCCTACAACCAGCCGAGTGCCTGCGACGTGGCTATCCTATCTCGTCATCGGTTACGGCATCTCCGCCGACTGGCTACTCACTGGGCGCGGCGACTTCTACAGCGTGGGACGCCGCCCTAAATAGCCCCCCC